CACCTGCTTTTGTTACTACTTTAAATGTATTTGCCATCTATTCTCCTATCCTAATGCGATTGCCAATGCAGTTGGGTCTTCGGTTGAAAATCCTGCACTAGATAAATATGTTTTTAAATCTGATAAAGCCACTTGCTTCATCGTTCCTGCATCATTAGTAACTACTCTGTCAGCATCTACTAAAGTTGTTGACGTTGCAGAAGTGTCGCCATCTATTATATTAAGTTCTGTTGCGGTTGCGGTAACACCGTCTAGTATATTTAGTTCTGCAGCAGTAGATGTTACCCCGTCTAGTATATTTAGTTCTGCTGTGGTAGATGTTACACCATCTAATATGTTTAATTCAGAAGCTGTTGCAGTTACACCATCAAGGATATTAAGTTCAGATGTGGTTGCAGTGACTCCATCTAATAGATTTATTTCTGTAGCTGTTGCAGTTATTGCTACGTCTTCATTTAATTTTGGTGATGTTAAAGTTTTATTTGTTAATGTTGCTGTTGAACTTGTTGAAACTAGTTTTGCATCGCCACCAGTGCTTGGTAAGGTTAGAGTGTTTGATGCACTCTCTGAGTGTGGTGCCGCTTGAAGAGTTTGAGCGTGAGCGTTTGATGACTCACAATAAAATTTTACTTTAGCAACTGAACCAGTTCCTGTTCTAATATCAATTAAACCATCAGATACAGATACACCACCAGAGCTTCCGTTACCATCCATGATAACTTTACCAGTTCCATTAGGTAATAAATCAATGTTTGCATTAGATGTAGTAACTATATCGTTACCATTCATATCTAAATCGCCACCTAATTGAGGACTAGAATCACCAGATAAATCTGTTAAACCTCCGACACTACTAAAAATACTTGCAATAGAAACTTTTTTTAGTGCGGATGCACTGTTATCTCTTAACAATAATTGGTCGTTTGAGTTGTCGATACCCGATGTTATTGCAGTTTGAGATGATATTATTTTTTCACTAACAGCACCATCTTGTAAGATACTGTGTATTTCATCACTGCCATCAACATAAATAATATCTTTTAATCCAGTGCCTATGGTAACTGTTTGTGCTCCCGAACCCGCTGTACATATAACAGAGCCGTCTGAACCATTGTTTATGTAATATGTTTTTTGTTTATTGGGAAAGGTAATGGTCCTGGTTGTTCCAGGAGACCCAGTAAATTTAATTACTGCGTGTCTACCGTTGTTATCTGCCGTACCGTCAGCGAAAGCTAAAGTAACATTGCCAGAGGCTACACTAACTTCAACATATCCACCGATGGCATCATCCAGCAAATCAATGAGTTGTTCATTAAGAACGTCACCCCACGACCCTATATTTTCTCCATCTGCCTGTTTGACAAATCCTAATTGTGTATAACTATTAGCCATTTAGTTTGCTACTCCTATGCTCCATGTTTCGTCTCCTCCTGATGTTGTATCAATAAGAGACCATAATTTTACAGTGCCCACTGTGCCTGTTCCTGATGTTCCTGTTACAGTATTAATAACAGCCGTACCTGATATTTGTGCTGATAAATCAGCTAAACTTATTCTAAGGTTATCAAAACCCACTTGATTAATTTGTGCACCACCAGACGCTTGTTCTGTTCCTAATGCTAAAGTTGCTACTATTCCCGTTTCACTTAAAACGATACCGTCATTCCACCCGTCATCGCCATAAGCTGCAGCATTCCATCCACCAGTGCCGCTAGCCATTAACTAATCCTTATCAGTGCTGTGTTGTGTGCTGCTGTAGGGAACTGTACTGTAAAAGTTCCGTTTGATGATGAGAAGTCAGAGCCAAAGTCTAATACTGCTATTGCTGCGTTGGATTTGCTATTATTATAAATAAGTGCTCCTCTTGCAGTAATTGTTGCAGATGTAAAACTTGGGTCTGCCGCATCAAAAAATGCAACATTGTTACTTGTATCTAATGAAACCGCTTGACTAGAGAGAGTTGCTCCCCCTGCTGTATAGCCAGTTCCAGAAACTTCGTTTGATGTTGTGTATGCTGTGGTATCTTCATCGAGTGATGCACTAGATGTGTAAAGTGCAATCTTGATTGTATCTCCACTATTTCCTAAATTGTGTGCTCCGTCTAAGCAATCTTGCCTAAATACATTAGTCAATGTTTGTGTAATTGCCATATTATTTTATCTCCTATGTTTGATTTGGTTGTATATAATTTTCTCCCATCACATTAGCGGGGGATGTAAAGTCATCTCTTCTTCTTCTTCTAGCTTGGTTATTGACAGACTCAACCGCAACTTGATATCTCTGTGTATAGATAGCATAGTCTTCTCTGTTTTTTGTAAAGGTTGAAGCCTCCATCAAGCAAGCATAGAGTAATAAATCTTGTGCATTTTCAGTCAGCCAGTTTGTTGTATTCGTGCTGGATAACTCTGCTAATCTTCTGGAGTAAGTCATCTCAATATTTAAAGCAGCACTTGGTGTTGGTGCAACTAAGATAGCTGTGTCTGTGTAGTTTGCCCAATACTTTGGTGTTCCTGTGGTTGATGAGTTTTTCCAGTAATCGTAAATAAATTCATCGGTTCTCTCTTCTAAGAAAACTCTCTCTCCACTTGAGTTAATTAACAAAAAGTGAAAAATTATTTTAGCGTCTGTTGGTTTACTAACAAACCTATCTCCAACATTAAAACTAGAGTTTGCTGCCTCGTGAAATGCATAAGGGTCTACATCTCTAGATATTCTCTGTTCTGCCAGAGAAATAAAGTTTGCTGTTTCATTAGAAAACTCTGAGCCATCATTCTCCATCCAGTCTTTAATATCTTGAGTTAGTGATGAAAATGTCATTGTTGCCATAATAATCTCCTATGCCACGTCATCCAATAAAGCACAAACAATACAGGTAACAGTAGAGGTGGATGATATTGCGTGTATATCTGCCACTGTTGTGTTTGGTAGATTACCATACCATGAGTGACCCGCTGCAATTTTAATACCATCGCTTACTGATGTTGATGCTGTACCGCCATCCAATACAATGTAAATATCGTTGGATGTGTCTGTGTTTTTTATAAATAGAAAGTTTACCTTATCTGCTGTTGCCACCGCTGTTGGTGCGGTGTCATCATCGACAGCTGTGTAATCTGTAAAATATCCTGCAATTAGGTCAGTGCTAGAGTTAGAAACACTAGTCAGCTTGTAGTACCATTTATCATTAGCATCCGATGGGCTAATAGTTACAGTGCCCGTAATCGTTTTTGCTATTTCATCTGGTAATATTGTTGCCGTAATATTTACAGTTGCATCATCTGCCATTATTTTTTACCTTCTTTTTTTAATCTTTCTTCTCGTTCTTCATACTTAACCATCTCCTCTGGAGTGATTTTTCTGATGTATCCCTTTACAGGATTTCTAACTACTGCTGTTTTCACAGGTTTTGCTACTGCGTCTGCCATTGTTAACCTTTCGTAATTTTAAAGTTCAATCCCGTTACGGGAACAACTACGTTTTTAACTTTTAGGGAAGTTGAAGTGCTTCCAGAGTTCTCCTGAGTATCGGTAGGAGCCGAAGTGGGTGATTTTAGAGCCGATGTCTGCATAGATTTTGCCTCCAATTTTTTGCCATCTTCTTGAGAATGCGTAGTCTTCTGATAAATATCTTCCGTCATCATCTTTCATTGTGTCAAAGAATAGGTATGTATTCTCTGAATCAAATTCTTTGTTGTTAATTATCTGGTCTGTTTTATATTTTAAGTCGGGATATGCCTCTTTCATTTTTAGGAGACACTCTCTCTTTATTAACATAAAACCCGTGGCTGCATCTAAAACTTCTGCAAAGCCCTTTTGTATATTTATCTCACCTTTGTTTGCAAAGTTTAAAACATAGGGGTGACATAAATTTCTGTAATCTTTTCCCTCTTCTATAAGTTTGGGTATCATATCCCAGCTTATAAGTTTCATTGGATAGGGTGCACACAATACTTCTTGGTCGTATTCTAAAAATCTTTTTAAAGATTTTGCATCAAATCCAATATCCGCATCGATAAACAAAAGATGAGTAAAGCTGTCGTTATCTAAAAAATTTGCCACCAAAGTGTTTCTTGCTCTGGTAACGAGAGACTCTTGTCCTAGAGTTTGTATGTTTAAACCTATTTCCTCTTCACGACAAAAGTTTTGTAAGTCTAGTATACTGTGAAAATAGTCTTCCGTTAGCATACTTCCGTAGCAAGGGGTGGCTACAAATAAGTTTACTTTACGAGACACTTACACTTTCTGAGCCTAAACTTGCAGATAAAGTCAAGGCTGTTGCCAGTGGGGATGCGTTTGCTGATGTAAATGTTCCCACTATCTTTCTGTCTGCACTCGTCACTCCCAATGTTGCTAATAAACTAGATACTGTTCCGTTTTCTAATTTATCTGCGGTACCCAGTTTTCTTTGTGGGCTTGCATCTTTTAAAACCTGTGCATCGGGTTTGTGTTTTCTAGGTTCTAACTGAGGATGTTTTTCTTCAAATTCTGATTGATGAACAAAAGAGCCGTTCCACTCCTTACGCATTTCTTTGTAGGGATAAGCAATCCCACTTCTATCTGATATTGCTTTTGCATATTTACCAGTTGCGTATTTCATATGTTATATCTTAAATCAGGTTTTATGACTAAGTCAACCTTTTCTCTATTATCCTGCATAGCTCTATTAAACTCTTCTTCATACAAAACCTTTAATTCTTGTCGTCTTTGTATTTCAATCTGAGGTCTTTTCAGAGCTAAATAGTAAGCTAATCCGCTAATTGCACAGGGTAGAAACCTGTCTGGTATGTCTACATTCTCTGTTGCAGCGGTAATGTCTTCTATTCTCTTTCTTTCGTTAAACCTTAAAATATCTGTGGAGTCATCGGGTGTTGGATATAAGAAGACAGCAGGGGTTAACTGCTTATCTAAAAAATACTGACTGGGTCTACCTGTATCTGACTTGTTGGGAATATTGAGATAGTCATCTCTGCTTATTCTCTCTAACTCAAAATCAGTCACGGTGTTATCCGAGTTTGTTTTTCTAATAACGGCTTCTTCTATGTCAACAGTGTAAGAATTTAAAGTATAACTAGCTGTGTTTGCTGTTAAACTCTGAGAGGCTGGTGAAACAGTCCATAACTGCACGCTTCTGTTCAGCCACTCCTGCAACAAAAGGTTTAAGGCTCTTCTACCTTGCTGTGCTTCTTTACCAGTTTGAGGTTCTCCTCCAATCCTAGAGAATGCCTCTTCTACGATTTCGTCTACCGCTAATGTAAAGGTACGAGTTCCTGATGTTGCCATTGTTTATCCTAGTATGTTTTACTTAATTTTAAAATAATTGTGTAGTGGTCTCCACTGCCATGCCCTGTTGTTGTTAGGAGTAAATCTCCATTAACACCAGAACCTGCATTGTTTGTAATACCACCAAAATCTCTAAAGTCCATGTAACCCTGTGAAGATAGAGCACCATTGGCACCTAAAGTTTTACAGAGAACATTAGATGATGCATTCCATAGTAAGTCTACTCGCATACCAAAAATATCATAATATATTTCCTGTATGGCAACTCTAGAACAAGCGTCATCGTTTTGACTTTTAGCTAAAGCAGATACATCTACTTTAGTTACGGCACTTTCTCCAGAGCCATCTGATATATTGGTTAACTTAACGAGAATATTTTTGGCACCTTTATTGTCATTAATAGTTTGAGATGTTACTGCATCTGCCATGTTTTACCTCCTAAAATCATTTTAGCCTCGCTCCTCACAATAAAGAGGAGCAAAGCTATATATTTGCAAACTTGCATTTTAAAATACTGAGTATTCTAACTCTACTGTAAATCTTCCAGCAGTAATATCAGCATTAACCGCAGTCGTAGCAAAAGCATATAAGTTTTTGCTTGCAATCGCAGCTGTGATATTTGGAACAAATATGTGGTAGTTACCAGCACTATTGTTAAAGTTTACATCTACTTCTGTGATTGACTGTGTAGCACTTAACTGTTCGTTAAAAGATGTTACACCAGCACCAACGATTTCAGTTCCCGAAGAAACTGCAGCGTTTGTTGCTGTGCCAGAAGTTGCACTTAATGATAAACCACCAACAAGAGTTTGTCCTGCTGCAGTTGTAATACCAATTAATGCTCTGTGAATGAAAAATTTACTAGGTGTTACTAAGCCGTCTGGTGCGTCTGTATTTAATGCACCAAGCTCTACAAGAACATCACCATCTCCATAAGCTGTTGATGCTGCATTTGTAGCTGCTAGTGAACCTGCGAATGATTGAATCTTTCTAGTTCCCATAGAAACTAGTTGACCAGTTGAGTTTACTGAAAAGCCAGTTTCTGTAATAGCACCTGAAGTGCTGTCTTTGTTAATTACGTTAAATCCAGCTTCTGAGCGAACTGAACCTGAAAAAGTTGTATTAGCCATTTTAAACCTCCTTGGTTATATAGACCTCGTCACATAGTCTCTATATCGTCTGCTATTGCAGTCTATGTAACTTGTTAATAAGGATAAGGGGGGATAAACCCCCCTTATTGGGTACTTTATGCTCCTGGTGAGCCGAAGATACATCTCCAGTCAGAGAATCCGAAAGAATATCTTTCAGATGCTTTGAATCGCATATTTCCTGTTTCAAAGTCTGGTTCCATTGAAGTCTTCAGTGGTCTTCTTTGGAACATTTTTAGACCTGTGTTTGTTAAGTCAGTTAAGATAAAGAACGCATCAGTATCAGTTAAATAGTGGTTTACTACATAACCTTCTGGGAACATACCCATAGTTCTTAATGCGTTTGTATCGTTATCTGCTGTACCAACTCTTAAATCACTCTTCAAAATTCTTTGAGCAGTGAATGCTAAGTCTTTTGGTATAACTAACTTACGAGCCTGCACAGCAACTGGAATATCTCTGTCATCTGCAAAACCGTTAATTTGGATAATTGCGTTTTCTAGTGATGACTCTGATAAATCAGCAGCAGTTGAAGGTTCGTTAGCTTGTGTTCCAGCCATTAGGGTTGGGTGGTCAGTAGCACAAAGCTCTTTACCATCTCCACCTGTAAAGCTAGAGTTAAATGCATTGTTTAGTACGTTAGCAGCTTTCACCTGTTTTGTGTAAGCCATAGAACGTGCTAATGCTGCAGTATATCTCTTTGAAAGAGTATCATAGAGGTTATCCTCTACTGCTTCTTCAGTGATTGCAAAAGCTAGTGCAATTGTTTCATGCACATATCTTGCAGTCCACTGTTCAGCAGCAGTATCAAATTCTACAGAAGAACCCTCTGACTTTGTTGGTGCAGCACCAAATCCTGTCAATAGTGTTTCTTCTTCGAATGCTCTATCTGATGTCTCTTCAGTAAAGATTTCTGCGTGTTCACGTTCCCAACGCTTGTACTCCAAACCAAATAAGGCGTGGAGACCTGGTTCCAACTCTTTTACGAGTTGACTTCTTGAAATAACAGCCATGTTTTATTCTCCTTTACCTTATACACCCACAGTACCGTCAGCATCAATGTGTTGGTTCAATTCATGCTCATGAATTGTAGCCTCAAGGATACCGTTTGTACCGAAAGCGTTCTTTGGTGTTTCATATAGACCAAGGATTCTCATTCCTGCAGTTCCAGTTCCAGTTGTACCTGAAATCTCAAACTTTGATTGTCCTGTGCTAGTATCGCCTGTACCAGCAACGTGGTCTGCTAATTGTCCAATGTCTGCAAAGTCAGCAGAACCTGCTGATTGAATTGCATAAACTATATTGGGGTCGTCATAAATGTAAGCGGTGACATCGCCACCACCTTGTGTAGCTGTACCTGTTGGGAAATATCTTGCGAATTTTACTTCCCCATCACTAGCGGTAAATTGACAACCTGCGAATACTCCTAAGATTCTGTTACCAGCTGCGGCTACGTCAATGTAACCTGTTGCTAGTAGTTTTACGAAATCACCAGTAAAAATATTTGATGATGTCTCAGATGCTATTTTGTATTCGTTAGTTCTAATTTGCCCACCAGTAAGATGTCTGACAGGTCTTGCTCCGAAAGCAGCATCTACATTTGCCATGTTTTCATCTCCTATGATAAATTAAAGTTAATAAACAACCCCATACTAAATATTAGTCGTCTGCCTGTTTCTTCTTTCCTAAGGAAACAGAACTTTTACGCCTTTGTGTTACTGGCATCGAAGGATGTTGTTCCTTTAAAATATCAGCATCCACAGCATCGGTTTGACTTTGAGTTCTATCTTGATAATACTCATTCTTTGCCTCTGCCATTTCAACTGGTATCTTAGCGAGAACTAAATCTCCAGAACCAATCACTCCAGCGTACTTTCCTGACTCATGTACGGGGACATCAAAATCGGGGTGTTCTTCTTTTCTAACGAACTCATAACCTTCACGTTTTTTCTTGGCTATGTTTCGGGCATCATCCTCCCCACCCATACTCACTCGCAGCCAGCGATATTTAATGCCGTCATCATTTGGCTTTGGAGCATCTAGATATGAAGGAGGTGTATAAGTTACTTTGCGTTTCTGATGTGTTCTAGAACTTTTCACATCAGACGATATATTTTTATTGGTCATTTGCATTCCTAACAAATTTGGCATATTCTTCTAAGGGCACACCTAATTTTCTAGCCATTGCCATTTGACTATTACTCAAAGATACTTTGTTATTAGGTGAGGATGGTGCACGAGATACACTCGCTACGACTTGCTTGGGTTTAGCTGTGCTCTTCTTCATATCTGGAAAAGCTACACTTAACTGCCTGTCTAATTCGGAATAGTATTCCTCTGATGAGGGGTCATACCCTTCCATTTTTAACTGAGCATCGATTGCGTATGCCGCTCCCGTTTTAGCTGCATCCTGTCCAAACCAAGTGTTAACTTGTGCCCACTGAAGTGCTCTTGGGTCAGGCTGAACTTGCTGTTGTGGTTGCGGTTGTTGTGTTGGTGCGGGTTGTGGCACTTGTTCGGGTTGTTGTGCAGTTGCTTTCTGCTTTCTATCAAACAAATGTTTTTGTCGCTCCAAGTCTTTCAACTCAAACTTTGCGTCAGCTATCTCCTCTGCAATTTTTATTTCTTCATCCGTATTGCCAGTTTCTTTAGCACTTCTATAAGCACTTCTAGCAGCTTCTAAAGTTTTATTTGCAGATTTAATCTGATTTTCAAAATAGTCTTGCTGGAGTGTGTTGTAATCTGTATTAAGAGTATTTTTTCTTTGTACTTCTTTTTCTAGATTAGCAATTTGAGCAGCCAGTTTTGCTTTTTCTTCTCGCTCTGCTGAACGCTCTCTAACCAGTTCGTCTATTCTTCTTTGAAGTCTTGATTTTTTTTTCGGTGCAGCTTCTTTTTCTTCTTCTGCTTCCTCTTGAGGTTCTTCGACTTCTTCCTCTACCGCTTCTTGATTTTCATCAGCAGCGTCTATAGTTTCTTCTGGGTCTATCGCTTCCATGGTCTCAATAGCTTCTTCAGTATTGAGTTCTTCCATTTTTTCAGTTTCCCCTTCAGGAACTATTTTCATCGGCTTTTTTTCTTTATCCGAAGTATCGTGTAATACTTGCATAGGTTTCTCCTAAGGATTGTACGCTACAAAAATGTAGCTAGTTGATAAAAGTGAAATTAACTTATTTCACTTACATCTGGGACTGTGCCCAGAATTTCGTCATCGTTCATAATTCGTAATTCTGCTTGACCGTATTTAAAACGGTGTCCAGCATATTTTCCGAACATGACATAATCTCCAACTTTACACCAAGGTTGTGTCATGTCTTCTCTCTTGTATGCGTCTCCGCCTACTTCTATGACTTTACCTATAGATGCTATAGCCCTGTGGTCTTCGATTGACTTGCTGGGTAGGTAAATACCCATGTTAGTCTTGTTGGCTATATCTAAAGTTTTGATTAAAATTCTGTGACCTGTCGGTCTTGGGTAGTTATCGTTTTTTAATTCTACCTCTTCTAGTTTAAATGTTGTGTTAGTCATCTAGTTCCTCTATGTTTTTAGCAGTTTCTCGTACTATTTCTTTAGCTAGAACTAAACCTCT